CAACCCCCCTCCAGTTAGTAGTTGTGCTGGTCGAGTCGACGGGTTCGATAGTCCAGATGTTGAGTATAAACTTGTGAGAGCATCTCTTGGCTTGCTGCCATATGTAGGTGTAGTTAAAAGTTGTGCCTTATTTCTAGTAAACGAAAAGATTGTAAATACACCAACACAGATAGTTCCTAAAAGTAAGAATCCACTAAAGTAACGAAAACCGGTCGCAAACGTATCGGCTGAAGCGGATACGAAAAACGTACTAATGTAGTATAGTAAAGCAAATGCTAACGTAATAAGCAGATATAACCAGTTTTTCTCACTGCTCTTTAACTCTTTTGATGGTATATCGTCAATTCGTCCTTTACCTATCGAACCGGTTTCAAAAAAAGGGGTCTTCAATCCTTTATCACGTATATTTGTTGTATTATATACTTGAACAATATCATAGAAGTACCAAGAACCAAGTGTTACTATATTTACAAAAAGTTTTGCGAAACCAGTGAACTGTGATCCTATGGCCATATGATCTAATCCAGCTAAACCAGTTAGTGGAAATACTGCTAATAGTCTATACAACCATAGTGTAAATGGTGGTAGATTATTCGTGATTGATTCAATTGGATTCATTGGTAATAGATCAGATGACATCATAGCCCTACTATATTGTGAATAATAATCCACCATAACCGTTTACGATACGAAGCACGTTATGATTTGTAGCATATACACGTGTATATATACTTCCTTTCACTGGGGCCGTAGCGCTATCTGGAACAATACCCATCTGCAGGACAAAACTATCGATGCGGCTCGCGTTTAAAGAACCAGAAGGTTGTAGTTCTTCTGGACGTAGTGCAAAACAGTAGTTATAGATAAAAGAGTTATTTGGTATCACCGTGTGGTGTTGATACGGTTGAACTAAACGGAAGTATCCAGCATCACGGCGATCAAATCTATCATACCCGTCGAGTTGTATAATGGCATCCGCCATTAAGTCAGAACGTGTACCGGTTTCAGTTAAACTTAAGTTACTGTAGTTAAAGTATTCGTGATTCGTAAGCATCTGTGAACGTTGAAGCACCCATAAGAGTTCACGAATTGGGTGATTAAACTCCATTGGCACCGTAGATGATGAAGAGCCTATGGGAATAGAGATAGATGGTGTATACTGAATCTGTTCAATTAGATACTCGTGCGTATTAGAAACAAAACGACGACGTTCTTCAACATCAAGATAAACATAATCGCCAAATAGTCGTAAATCTGTTATTTTTACTGGGTTAACTGCTAAAGTGCTACATAGTGCACTATTTGCTAGATTAGGACTGTAAAATAACTCTTGTAAAGGTCTTAATTTTAAATTTACGCGAATAGGATGATACTGTAGAGCTAAAAGAGGGAGTGCGAGACCAGGGTTCTTACAGAACCAGAACTGTAATGGGATGTAGAGTTTTAAAGGACCGAAGTTTTGAGGTGTAGTGTAACCATCATAACGTCCGATCATATCATTAAATCCGTTTCGTTGTGATTCAGATACAACAAATCTAGACCATAGCTCCATCCACTCACCAGTATGTGTATCAATCTCTTGTTCTCCTATCTCTAGAGTGACGGTATCAATAAGTGCGTGTCCTATAGAGTTAACATAAGATACTGGAGTCCCATCGGTGAGAGTGAGAGCAGGTAGTGTTATCTCTAGTAGGAGTGGTCCTAGAAGATCACCTCGCCGTGGGACTAAACAAGATAAACGTTTTCCAAAATCTGGATCACCGTCAAAGAACATCGCTTGTGATTCAACAGCAAAATTAGTATATCGACGATACACCATTTTAAACCAAGTGATTTGAGGATTTCCGGTTAAAAAAACATCTTGTTTTCCTGTTGCTACAAGTTGTAGTAATCCCCCATTTCCAACCATCTTCGCTACTTACTATGAGTATTCAATCTTTTCATATTCTAGACAGCGCAGATGGATACAACAATTTATAGAACATTGTTAGCTATAGACCCAAATACAAACTTTCCTATCTCTACAAACTACGTCTTGAGCACCGACGGGTTTGGTAATTTAAGTTGGCAGAATAGTATATATAACTTGTCATCAATATCCCAAGATGTGGGGATCTTACCTTCAACTCTTGTTTCTTTATCAACACGAATATATAGTTTAGAGCAGATTTCACCGGGATCTGTGCCAGTTTCACAGTTTACATCAACAGTAGCAGGTTTAGGAACTGTAGGATATATCTCTTCGTCTCAACTCAGATCAACAGTATCAGGTTTAGGGAGTGTTGGTTACTTTTCTAGTATTAGTTCTTTAGCATCTCTTGGTTACGTTAGTTCAACCCAACTCGCATCAACGGTTACTGGTTTAGGAACATCAGGTTACATCTCTTCATCACAGCTCATATCGACTATTATTGGTTTAGGATCATTAAGATACGTTTCATCGAGTCAAATTGTTTCTACCGTTGCTAATCTAGGCACTACTGGATACGTTAGCACTGCTAGTCTATATAGTACTGTGCGAGGATTAGGAACTGCTGGATACATATCATCATCCCAGTTTACATCAGCCATAAGAGGACTTGGTTCAATAGGTTACGTTAGTCAAGCAACATTAAGCACTGCGGTTGGAGAACGTTTAAACGTTTTTTTCAATACCGCAAATACACTATCGATTAATGGTAACAACAACTATGTTTTTATCAGTTCAATGAATCAACCATACTTTTATAGTTCGTTTTTTACATCATCCATTACATATAAAGGGAAGAACGGAACTTATAACTCATTAATATCAACAAATGGAACAACAGATTTCTATATTTCAACACTTAATACACAGTTTGAATCATTCTCTTCATTTATTAACAATAAATCAAAACTTACGTTAGATATATATCCAAATATACTATTTCCAAATATAAATACCAACGGTAGTTCCAGAACATTCGTGGTATCATCTTTTTTACAGTATGGTGGCTCGCCAATACTAAATCCTATTCATCAAACGCTCTTATACGGGATAAATAATAGTGCATCTAATCTGTTTAATCCATCTATGCGTTTAAATATAGACGGGTCGGTTATTGGTTCAAACTATAGAAACCCCTATACTATTATGCACCGTTTTGTAAGTGCATCTGATATAATACCAAATGGATTTAGTAATTCAAATGTAACACTATTCTTTGATTCTACAACATCGTACTATTTAACTATACAAAATCTTACAAACTAATTAGGATAAAAAATGGCGTCTTCAAAAAAAACTTTGGAACTTGATCTACTTTCACTAAAAGCACTTAATTTCAAAAACACATCAAATCAGAACATCCCATCTTCTCTAGTACTATCTGCTGTAGGTAACGGAACAACTAGATTTATATCTATAAGTTCTATTGTTGGTAACCCATATGATAGGATTTCTGTGCCCGGTCAAATGACAGTTTCATCAAGTCTTGTAAATACTACAATAACACTATCATCTATATATAAAGATCTACAATTTTCTACAAACGCATCAAGTATTATATACTTCAATATTACAACATTCCCTTCTATTGTTTCGACACTTCAGTACACTGGTCGATCAAATGCCATTAGTATTTCAACAGTTGATTCCGCGATAACACTCGTGAATACTGGAACAGCGGTGTTTAGTTCTCTACAACTAAACTTATCCAACTATAAACGATATATTAATCCAAACGGAACAACACGTGCATTTTTGGACTTCTACCCATATTTTCAGTTTCCAACACTTGTTGCACCATCAACAATTTCAAGTTTCTCGGCGTATCCAGATGGCGTAAATAATATAGTAAAAAACTATATCCCTGTATCTACCAATATTCAGTACTACGATAACTCGAACATAATACAGTCAATGTCCAACACATTTAACTATATGAATATAACAAGTATATATCCTTACGGTGTTTCTACAAGTACACGTTTACTATCAAATACTTTTAATATGCCAATTAAGTTTGAACTCAACACACTACTACTCTCATCACTTAATAATCCATCAATATTTTTAGATCACTATATGATTGATGCAGTAGCTTTCAAATCCAACGCTCCACTATTTAATAATGTAGGACGCACCGGATTTGAAACTCAATCGGTCACCATCTTACCACAATCTCTATTCTTAACAATAAATAACGTTCCATCTGGATTCTAGCGAATACAACGTCTTTTTGTTTCTGGCACTAACTCTTCATTTAGTCTTTCAAACTGAACTACCACTGAACTATCCACTTTGAACTTATGTTTGACCGATGCTTTTATATAATCTTCTAAACTATGTGCATAGTTACAAGGTTTATTAGTACACTCTTGACCACTGATAGTAGCAAAACAAGGTTTAGTATTCTTATAGTATAACCATTTTTTTTCATTACTCATTTTTAAAATATAAAGAACTACCAATACTCTCAATTTTTAGAGATTTTAGTTAAAATCTGTAAAAATTGATCAATTTTCAGTTTAGTTAATAATAAAATGAATGTTCATCCTGCTATTAAAATTATAAGGATAAACTACACATCATATGGTGTATCATACTCTTTTACAAATATAGATAGTAGTAAGCGAAGATTTGAAGAGAACAAACAAAAATCAAAAGAAAAAGAAAAGTTACATATAAAGAAGAATCAGTGAAAAATTGAAAAAATTATTTAGTAAATTGTTGTTACAAAATGAACAACGCTGCTATACAACAGCAACATCTTATTTTACTAAATCAAACACTATCTCTATTAACGAGTGAACTCATAAGAAAAGATAATATTATTAGAAATGTTTTAGTAGAATCTGAACGTTTAAATAATCGTTTAATAGAACTTGATAATGCTAATAAAGAAATGAAAAAAACTATTGAAGCTAAAGATAGTACTATCAATGAGTTTATTGATACTATCTTTGTTTATGAGATGAAGTTTTCAGAGCTTAAAAATAAGTAGTTCACGGTATAAATAAGACTATTCTATAAGTAAGAGATGGAGTATAAAAGACCTGGTGGTGATATTAGCACTCTTTTAGATTTAACCAATCGTGATAAACAAGAAAATGATATATTTCCTCTAGACACAAATATAACGTGGTTTACCAGAAATCAAAATAGAAGAAACATCCCATTTGTTCCGATAGTTCAAGATTTTTCATTTCGTGGTCCCGCTTCTTACGGACAGCGATTCACTTTTGATATAGGTTCACTCCCTTCTGGTGATCTAATCTATGGTTCTCTTATTCAGATTAAACTATCACACTGGTTAGATTTAACAAGTTTAACAAATATAAGTTCTCGTGCGCACTCTTATTTTGATGTAAGTGGTAGTTGGTACTTTGCTAATGCCATAGGATGTTCGTTAATTGAAAAAGCGGAACTTGAAATCGATGGTGTAACAATTGAAGAAATTGATGGAGATCTTATATACGTTTTTTCATCTCTTTTTGGAGAGCTCAACAGTCAGTTTGGTATCGCAAACGATGGAACAGGGATTGTTTCAATACCGGATCTTTTAAATTGGAATCCATCTAGAAACTTTCCTATAGAAGACGGAAACATCTTCTGTCTGCTACCATTCTTCTTTATGAGAACACGTTTACGTGAATCTCTACCTATGATTGCGATTAAAGAAGGATCGGCTCGAATTCATATAACATTTCGTAAGTTCAAAGATGTTATTCGTCAGCGAATCGGATATCGATCATCGTGTGATTCAACACCACTGGGAACAGAGATTCAATTTAACACACCGAATGGCGTGGTTACAAAACTAGTTCAAAATAGTGTTCCAGACTTTCAACACGTAAAACTTATTACTTATGGGGCATATTTGGACGGGATCGAACGAAATAAGATGCTTCGTGAACCGTTTGAACACCTATTTCGTGAAGTTCAAACATTTTCATTTGAAGAACCTTTGAAATATACGATATCTAAAAGTTCAAACGATTCAGTCTTGATTCAACTCCCACTTGAAGCAAATCATCCGCTAGAAGAGATCATCTGGTTCTTACGATTAAAAGATACATCTATAAATAATGAACATACAAACTTTAGTGCTGTTTTAGAAAAAGATTATGATAGAATCTATAATCCATTGAAACCACTACTAAAGCGAGCAGTAGTTCAAGCCAACGGGATAACACTCTGTGATGCTTCTGAAGAGTACTATAGACAACTCATTTCAAATCACCACCGAGGTGGTATTATAAGTTATAATCGTTTTATCTACGGATATCCGTTTGCGAATCTCCCAAGTGAGCATCAACCATCAGGTTCACTAAACGCATCACGTCTCCAAAGTCTCCGTTTAAGTTTAGAAGTCGAAGCGCCGCAAGGCTGTCAATGGGAAGTGAAAGTATTCTGTATTGGGATAAATTGGCTCCGATTTGAGAACGGAGTATGTAATAAACTCTTCGAAGATTAAGTAATCTAATAAGTAGGAATGCCAGGATATGAATCTTTAAGCACAGTTAAACAACAAAAATTGAGACCTATACTATTTGGAGTTGCTATTAGTAAAGAGCAGCTCTCGAATAATCAAAATAAGAAACATGCCAGCTATATTTTTGATTCAATAACTTGTTTTGACGAGATGAAACCCAAAGAAGTTCGCCAAAATATAAATAGTATACCAGCTTATCTATCGCCGGCATCGTATAAGTTTACAGATGCAGATAATATTGTCGAATTCGCTAGAGATAATTTAATGAAAGTTTCAGGGAGCTCACTATGGGATGATCCTACTTATAATCCTCCACAACTTAATACTCTAACAAACAGTCCTGCAGATAAGAGTAGTATGTCGAATATACTTAATAATCACGTAACAACAACTATAAATCATTTCAAAAATAACTACAGTAATCTTGTTTATAACTGGCAAGTGTTAAATGAAGCAACTAGTTCTGCTCCTTCTCAAGCGAATAGAATTTTAGGTCCGGTCTACTTTTCAAACTTATATACGTACGCTGATAATGCAGTAGATAATACTAAAATCAAACTATTTTATAATGATGATTTTAGAAATATAAATGTTCACGAAAATACTCTAGTAGCTCTAAAAGATGACGAAAAAATACACGGAGTAGGTATTCAGTGTCACGTTTCTAGTATAGAAATTACTAATGATGCTACTTTAAATCGTATACTATCAGATATAGAAAACGTAACAAAAAAGTATAGAACTTATGGATTTGAAGTTCATTTTACGGAGATTGATTTTAATACTGCCGATGTAAACAATAGTTTTAAGGATGATTTTTATGGTCGTTTGCTAGATATTGCTTTAAAATATGGTGTAACAAACTATACTGTTTGGGGTTTAAAAGACGATCTCTCGCCTCTTAACGGGACAGGAATACCTGCAAAATATCCTCTACTACTGAATGCATCATATGTCCCAAACGAATCTTATAACGCTATATTAACTAAACTTAAAACTTATAATGAAGAAGCTGTAGATTATGATATATTTATTATATTAGGTCAATCAAATTCTATTGGAAGGGGGCGAACTATAGATCCAAATATAAAAAGTATTGGAAGTACTATGGATGATGATTATAATAATACAGAAGACCCTCTTATTGAACAGTGGACAAACTATACTGGTGGTCGTGCAAATGAGATTATAGCAGCAAAAGAAGGATTACACCATTTAAATCCTGGAAATAATACTACTGATTATGGTTTAGCTATTAGTTTTGCGAGACAGTATATTCGAGAAGGTAAACTATCAGCAAACAGAAAAATACTACTAATTGGATCTGGTTGGAACGCTACAGGATTTTTAAATCAAAGTGGAAGACATTGGAGAGTAAAACCAAAAACAGATCCAATTACTGGTAGTGAAATACGTTTATATGATATGTCATTAGAGCGTATTCGGTCTGCCATAAGTCCTGGTAATGTAGGAACAGACTCACGAGTAAAAGGGATATTCTGGGTTCAAGGAGAAGCAGATGCTGTTTTTGCTACTAAATCATCTTCTAGTATACCTGCCCCCGCTCGTCCTCCTTGCCCTCCATCTACTATCCCTTTCGCTCCCGCTGCAGCTACTGTAAATATAAATAGATCTGATGCAGAGAGAAATAATCTTTTAACACAATATGAAGAGTTCTTGACAACAATGTTAAATGCACTACGAACAAATATTGCAAAATATATAAATAATGTAAGAACATTTAATCTTACAAGACAAGATTCTAATTCTATACCTATACTTATCGGTTCTATACCTAACTTACAAATCCCTTGCAACTATCGTGATGACTACTTATATATGATAGAACGTTTAGAGAGTATACCACCAAAAAACACAATTATTAATTCCAAGTTTGTTCCATCAGATATAATTAGCGGTACTGTTTTTGATCATTTTTTAACGACAGGCGGGCCTGAATTTAATTATCACTATAATAAGTCAAGTCAGATAGAGTTTGGAAAACGTTTCTTCTACTACTACAATAATTTAAGTATTAATGTTGATACAGATTACGATATTTTTATAATAATGGGACAATCCAACTCTGTGGGACGAGGCGTGTTAGAAGATTCAACTATTACTAGAATAGGAAATATGATGGATGATGATTATAATGCTATAAAAAATTCTAACATTAAAGAATGGTCTGGCACTCAGATTATAGCAGCTAGAGAACGAATAAGTCACTTTACTAATTCACCTCCTCCTCCAGGTGAAACTTTGTACGGATTTCCTACAAGTTTTGCACGACAGTATGTAAATGAAAAGAAGTTATCACGATACAGAAAAGTACTACTTATTGGCTGTGGTTCTGATGGTTCTGCTGTTTTGCAAACACATCAAATTGATACTGCAACTCATCTAGTAAATAAAAGAACTAATTGGAATTCAAATATAAGAGGCTCATTATATGATCAAACAATAACACGTGTTAGAAGTGCAATTAATAGTGTTGGTGTAGGGAGAGACTCTGAAATAAAAGGGATCTTATGGCACCAAGGTGAAACCGACGCTAAATATATTAAATTAGAAGAATATAAAGCTATTTCAGGCGCTCCTGTTGTTGATTATGATGATTATAAGAGAGAACTAAAATTAACTCTAGATGGTTTAAGAAACGAGTTTACAACTATTATAAATAGTAAGCGAAGAAGTGTCCCAGCACCAGCACCAGCGCCAGCGCCACCAACCGCAACTCTACCACCAGCTCAAGTAGCTACTAGTATCCCAATATTTTTAGGTTCAATTCTACCAATAACATTTTTTGGTAATGGAAAAGGAGATTACGGTTATACTCTTATGATACCAATAATAAAAAGTATAGCGGATGATCCTGCTAATATAAACTACAGTTTTGTCCCAGTTACTCCTATTGCTGGCACTGTTTTTACAAAAACTCTTACAGGAAACGGTATGACGCCTACTGACTATGTTCACTTTAATAAATCAAGTTTGATTGAGTTAGGAAAACGATACTTTTATGTGTATAATAGTAATAAAATTAGAACGTCATTTTAACTTTCACTATAGTATGATTAAAGATTGGAGACCTTGATATAGGATCTTTCTTGGTGGTTGTAGCTAGCTCATAAACTTCATCTAACGAGTATATATAATGACTATTATTATTGAGTATGTAGTAGTAATCATTATTAACGTATTTTTCCATTAGGATGGGTGTTTCATCATCTTCTGTTTTATACACCCTTTTAGCAAAGAAGAACTTAAGTTTGTACCGCCAATTCATTGTTGTTCCTGATTAACAGGAACAATTTCATTCAATTTTTTTTCAATCTTTTTATATACAAAGACTTTGGTGTCATCTGACCAAGACATAGGAAGGGTCATATAGTTTAACTTTTGAAAGTTAGGAGAGTAGATCTCTTTGGAACATATAATAACAGCACCAGGTTTTAGTTCATTATCAAGTTTTTCGATAAGTTTTTCATTTGTAGCACTATCGAACCCTTCATTTGATATAAAAACCCAACAAGCTCTATCGTAACGAATTGAACTATCCGTGCAAGATAGACATAAAAACTCGACACGATTTCTTACAGAACTATCGCGAACACGTTCTAAAGCAGTATTTGCTTGTTGAATTAGATCAGACTTAATCTCAACCCCTGTCAATCGAAGGGAAGAGTTAAGAACACCCATACCAAGCACTGCTTTTCCAACCCCAGATCCTATATCATAGAAGTTTCTGTAAGAACCTACAATCTTTGATAAAGGGGCATAACGGGCAAAGATCTCATATAGTATGGGTATTGATTCATCACATAGTTCACCATAAACTATATGTTTATTATCAACATATTCGGACTTCTCGGAACCGGACAAGCCTTGATAGATCTTGTCAAACTTCAATGTTTTCTTCCGCGAAATGCGAACTTTTCTTGTGGACATACTAATCTGTTTTGAAAAAAAAAGAGTATAAAAAATACATACTGCTCTATTTAGAATGGCAGCTTCGTTGCTCCGTATAATAACATCTGGAGTTCAAGATACCAGACTACTATGCACAAAAGGTGAGCCAGATATCTCAATGTTTACAAAAGCCTTTATAAGAGCAGGGAGGTTTACAACACAGTGGGTAAGATTAGATTTTGACAACACAGCTAATTTAGGAACCTCTGCGACAATTACACTACCGCGTAAAGGTCATCTTATCAGTCGTCTCTATCTCGTAACTACTATGCCAGATATCTATACCGTTCAAAATAGAGCACGTATAGCAGGTGGTTCAAACTTTGTAGGGCCATCGTTTGGTTGGACGAACAGTTTAGGACACGCGCTTTTACAAGAAGCAAACTTGGAGATTGGTGGTGCTACTGTAGAACGATTAGATGGGCGTTTGTTAGAAGTGTTAGATGAGTTCTACAGCCCACTTGAAAAACAGATAGCAATGAATAAGTTAATCTGCAGAAAAGATAACGGTTTTACGTATAAGTCGTTTGGTTATAATGAATCAAATACGAGAGTAGTTACACCACTACCTTTCTGGTTTGCATCAGGAGATTCGGCGCTTGCACTACCGATCGATGCGATTCAAGCCGATGCAGTGAAGTTAACGATTCGTTTTAATACACTAAATAGTCTATACGTATCAGATTCTTATACGCAATTAAGTGGAACTACAAACCCTGTCGCTGGAGAAGCGTACTTTCCTCTAACTAATGCAAAATTTTACCAGTATAACGCATCAGGTTCGAATGTTTTAGGTCTTTCAAATAACCCTGTATCACAGATATTAAATATACAGATGTCTAACACATATAATTTAGGTGAAACATATATATTAGCAGAGTATATATATCTAGATAAACCTGAAGCGAACAAGTTTCGTCTATCAGATATAAACGTGCCAATAACACAACACTACATCTTTGATCCAGTTGATTCACAGAATATGAATCAGATACGATACAAGTTTAGTGTTCCAAATCCTACAAGAAACCTGTTTTTCTATCTAAATCGTTATGAAGCCACACGCTACAACGCACCTTTTTTAGCATCCCGCGATTTGAGTGGTTATTCGTATAGTTCAAACAGTTATACCGAAACATCTCTCCCGTGGTGGCCAGATGCGTCAGGATTAAACACACAGTTCTTGGGAACAGTTCGTTCTGGATTCTCAACCCGTGACTCTGAACCTCTTAAATCGGTTCAACTGATGTATGAAGGGAAGTTAGTAAGATACAGCACCGATGCTCCTTCACTCTTTCGTTCAATACTCCCATCTTATGAGATGAGGAAGAGTCCTTGGGTGAATCGTTATATGTACACTCTTATGTTTGGTGTTCAACACGGTCTTATTGCACCATCATTCCCATCGGGTGGAGCTAACTTGGATAAGTTACAAACTATTGAACTCTTCTTACAACTACATCAAAATAGTGGAACGTTAGATACAAGTAGTGTGCCAAGATATAATATGTATCTTTATGCGGAAACATATAATATTTTAAGAATATACGGTGGAAGAGCTGGGCTACTATTTGCCTATTAACTACTTTTTAATGGTTTTTGTCCAATTATATCAATAACAACATTCTCATACTTTTCACCTCTCTCTGTAGTTACTGTTTCTGGTGGAGAACTAATATGAAATTCTGAAAGTGTTTCATTAAACTCTCCAAGTTTTTTGCGAACATCTTTTAAGAAGTCGTCTTTCTTGTTATTATTCTCTTTTTCAAGCTTTTCTAACTCTTTTTTTCGTGCTTTCTCGTTCTCATATCGCAACTGTTCCTCTATCTGTTTCATACGTTCATTCACACTGGAACTAATCATCTTCCCCAAGTCCGGAATAATCTCTTCACGCATAAGTCTTTTTTTGTGTTTTAAATTTAGTGCTATCTCACTGGATATAAGAGCTAATCTTGATTTAGAATTATCATATATAGTGGTATGTTCTAACCCGTTACATATATCAGGTTTTTTAAGATCAACAGTATCGTTAAACTCTTTATCAAATTTTAATATTACGTTATCGGGTATTTGTGGAGACTGTTCAATAAGTCTATCCAAGTCTTGCTTACATAGGTTAATAAAATCAAGAGAATCCATACGATCGTTAGGTTTCTGTGCTAATTCCGCGCTAATCACACGATTAAACTTACCCCATTGAATCGCAGCGACTCGGTGTGCTTCACTATTCTGTGCAAAACGAAAAAAGTTTCCTAGCGTAGTCATAATAGCAGTTATTAGTGAAACCATACCGATTGATATCTGTGCATACTTTTGAGTTGATGCATCATCTCCTACTAACCCACTTAAACCTACTGACGCACTTCCTGTAATTGTTGAGAGTATAATAACAGGAATTGTTATAAAATTATTAGAGTTAGATAACTGTTTTTCTGTTCTATCGTGTAGCCATCTATAACACGCAGCAAAATCAGACCATTTTGCTAATAGCACCTCTTGTTCTTGAGACCAACCGTTCTGAAACTTCTTCTTATTCCCAGATAGATCTTTCGGAGTATTTTTACCAGATGTATTTGGGGTTGTCATCTACTTGGGGTCAATATATTCTATTTTAGAAAGCCACTGATCCATTGCTTTTAACTGTTTTTCTGGATCTAACTCTCGTGAGCGTTTTATTGATAGTGTTGATACTTTCTTATAGTAGGTTTCATCGCTTTTTAATTTACGAATCATTTTAACATATTCATCAATCTCTTCACGTAATATAAAAATTCCGCAGTAGTCAAGCGCTTCTCGTAATCCTGGTGTGGGGTTAGCAATAACCGGTATCCCTGAACTTATTGCTTCAACTGCTACACGGCCCCACGATTCTTCACGCGATGGTACAAGTAGTATGTCCGTTTGTTTGTATATATCTTTAATCTCTGGTGTATTATTAACATATCTAATATTTTTTAGTTTTTCATCACGAATCTGTGTTTCATAACTTCCACCTACACCCATAAAGTCAACATCTGGCATTTTTTTGGCAATCTGAATTAGCACATTTCCTCCTTTATTATCATTTAAATTAATTAGTGTAACATACTTTCGTTCTCTATCTAACACTTCGTAATCTTTATAACTAACAGGAGGATTAACTATAATTGAAGAAAATCCTATATAATTATATATGTTTTTAATCCAAAGACTATTGTGAATTAAGTAGATATTTCTACTGTTACTACTCTCTTTATACTTTTTCAACTGATATTTTCTATAAGAGTTATGCATTACAAGAATAACAGGTTTATTTGTCAGTTTTGCTATTTCTACAGAACGTGGTTCAAAATCGAGATGAGATATTAAAAGTTTGCTTCTTCCTATAGCCTCTTCACAATCTTTTGTATTATTCATTGTATAACAGTTAACTCCTTGAAACTTTTGTAACTTAAAAGAAGGAGGAAGAATTACATTTACTGTCCAACCTTTTTTGATTAAGTATAAGTTCATACAGTGTGCCATCCATTCTGCACCAGCATTATGTTCTGGAGGATACATATGAATAATCC